TTCTTTATACGTGCTTTGGTAACGGTTACTTTGCAACCGATAAATTACCTTTTATATATTGATAATTTCGCCTTTGGCGAAATTATCAAATATAATCGGCATTTTAAAGGTGCAAAGGTGTAAAATGATTTATTCGGGTCTAACAAAGAATATACATATAAAATAAATGGACCATGTTACCTATATACCGAACACATTTTATCAAATCGTTTATAATACATTAACCAATCAAGATTTCCAACAAAAAACAATTATGGTCATCAGTGTTTCACTCGAACTCTATCGTGTCATGGTTTCATCGCTTCTTCTACTTTTCATCCCACAAAAGTGTAATGACCACGTTTGTTCTTTAAACGAAAATCTGAGTGAAACCGAAATACAATATAAGAACGGATTTATTCTGAATTATCTAACGACCGCAGCATTTGTCTTATTATACGCAACCGAAATAAGACGCGAAGAAAAACTAATCAAACTCTTAGAAGTGAATCCGAATATCTCAACAGATAATGAATCTGTAGGAAAACGAATAGAAATTTTCCAAGAATACAAAAAGAAACAATTGTATCAAGTAGATTTCCAATATCAAATAGCAAGTTATTTGATAATGTGTATTTTTATTATAAACACCATATATAGTTGGCGTGTCATTTATTCTCATAGTTTAGGGAATCAGACACTTCTCAATTTTGTAACCAATATTCTATTTATGATATCTAAACTAAGCAATGTTCTCGTTATTATCAATACAGATAAACATGTATTTTTCTCAGCATATTTGAATACGAAAGTACAATTCAACGATATTGACCCAAGAGAAATTGTCAAAATCCAGAAACAAATAAAATCAGACTGTCATGAAGATATAATTATTCATTTATTTGAAGAGGGTGGAGGGTTTGAAGTCATCTAACCCAATAAAAGATTGATATCCAAATTGGAATCGATGAATTTTTCGAGATATTCATCGTTCAATATTTCGCGTTTGTTCTCATGCTTTTTCTTGAAAACATACGAATCTTTCATTTTTTTAACGGTCCAGCCTTTTTCAATAGCATTCGTCAAAAAAAGCATCTTTTGAAACGATTTTTTATTGACTTGTATTTCTTCGGTTAGCATATACCCTACTGACTGGTTTTATTTGATTATTTTTTACGTAAAAATTAATATAAACATTCGAGTAGTGATAATATTATAAATGAAATCAGTAAAAACATTGGATGAAAAACATAGTGAAATGGTTTCACAATTCTCCAAAAATCGCGTAGAAATTGTTCCTAAATTACGCGAAGAAATAGAAAGATTAAAAATAAAGTTAAAAAATAAAACAGGCAACAAAAAAAACATAGATGAATATATGGATACAAAAGACGCTATCCATAAAAACCAACAGAAGATAAAATCATTAGAAGCCGAAGAAAAAAACTATTATCTAGAAAATTCAAAATATATTTTCGATTATTTTGAACAAAAAAAAGAGATATCTTCAGGAACAACTAAAGGGAATGTAAATGCACTCCATTCATTTTTCAAAATTAAATCGACAGACCCAGACAAATCAGACCCTCAAAAATATAATAAATCCAAACAAATATATCAGGCCTATTGGAGGAATGTCACAAACGACTATGTAAACATAAATGATTATATAGTTGCTTCAGATGTATGCGAATTTTGTAAAACAGGTGAAATGATTCCACAAGATGAAGAAGGGATTCTTATTTGTAATAATCCTGCATGTGGTAAGTTCATTTCTTATATAGTAGATTCAACCAAACCTACGAATAAAGAACCGCCGAATGAGGTGTCATATACTGCTTATATTCGCCTCAATCATTTCAAAGAAATATTGTCGCAATTCCAGGCAAAAGAGACAACGCAGATTCCAGAAGAGGTCATACAGGCTATTAAAGACCGTATTAAAAAGGAGCGTATACAAGATTACAAAGAAATCACATACGATAAAATGCGAGAAATCTTGCGTAAATTAGGTTTCAATAAATATTTCGAACATATCCAATTTATTAATTCTATTTTCGGGGTAAAACCGCCTATTATGAGCGAGGAATTACATGAAACCTTATGTGTTCTTTTTATAGAGATACAGCAACCTTGGGCACTACATTGCCCACCTAATCGCAGGAATTTTTTCAACTATACTTATACGCTTTATCAATTATGTGTTCTTCTTGACCAAACGCAATATTTGCCATATATACCGATGATGAAGGACAGAGAGAAACAATTGGACCAAGATATGATATGGAAAAAAGTTTGCATGGAATTGGATTGGGAGTTTTTTCCTACGGTATAAGGTTTCCAAAATTCATCAATTCTTCCCAAGTCGTTTTATTTTCAAGAGTGACATTAATGATTTCATCTGCCAATAAAAACAATTCGGTTTCATTTATTCCTTCTAAAGACTCATATGTAGCCGGGTCATGAATACTAATACCTTTTGGAAAAACAAAGGGGTCATATAAAATCCGTTTATGTAAGTGTATAAAAATAGGAGCAAGCCAAATGAATCGCATCATACTATGGTATGATACGGTATTAATTCTATATATTATTTTATACAAATAAATCTTCCTTATAATGAAAATTGAAAACGGACCGATGAAAATCGATTTGACCTTGGTGGTCTGTTTTGACTTCGCCTTCTTCTAGACCAACCATAGGAACCAATAAAGCACGTTTTCCGAATTTAGTAAATTGCCAATCAGTACAAAACGGGTTTCCAATCTGTGTTTCTGACAAAGCAAATTCCGGAGTATATCTATCGGAAAGCGTTTTAGCATGGGCTCTCGAGATAAAATACATATGAGCTCCCCATAGGTCATCCGGATATCCTTGAATTTTCCAATTATTGGTTTTCTGTAGGACAGGAAAATAATGGTCTTCTGCAACATGATAAGGCCATAAATAACTGAGTAGCAAAATATCTAACCCGGATTTGTCATAAAGGTCTATTATCTCAGGTATTTGTTCTTTTAATTTTCTAGAAAAAAGAACGTCGTCTTCACAGACAATACAATAATCGTATGTAGTGTTTTCGAAAAAATGGCGCATAGAATCGACGTGTTGGAAAAAAATAGACCAATTCCTTTTTTCGAAATCAGTAATCGGTTGGTCTCTTAATCTAGGGTCATGAATAGAAACAGGGTCGACAAAATGTGCATCTAACCCGATGGATTTTACACGTTGGGTCATTCTTTGTCTGCGTTCATCGTCTTTATAATTCACAATATAAATAGCACAAGACATTACATTTATATATTTGATAATCTTTATTTCTTTTATAAAATATATAATGAGTTGTTTATTTGCGTTTTGTTTTAAGGATTCTACTGAACCAGTTATTAATAATATAGAAAATACACTAAAGAAACCATTAACAAATGCTTCGATTATTTCTATTGTAGACGAACTAGAAGAAGTTGTTTTGGAAAAAGTATTAGAACCAATAGTAGATAATATTGCGCAAAAAATAATAGGACAAGATATATCTGGTGTTATTGATAACTTTGTCAAAACAGAAATAGAACCAGTTATCGAAGGTATTATCAATAACGAAATTGAGATTGGATTAATGACTGTTGAAAAAATGGCTGCGCCGATTGTAACATCGGTTATTACACCTGTTAGTCCCGTATTGAATCAAGTAGAACAATCTTATTCATTGATGAGAAATGAATCAATAATGAAGAGTTAATTACACATTTTCACATTATTGAAATGGAAAATGTTAACTGTGTAAATCTTGATAAATAAATATTCTATGAAGATTTATAGGGGGGGGGGGGAATTTATAGTGGTGCAATAGGGAGGCCTCCAATAACGGAAAGACCCAAACCTGCTCCCGCGCCGGAACGTGCACTGACACCCATGCTAGGAATAAAAACATCGAGAACACTGAAAGTGGCCGCGGCGGTCAAAGCAATGACGACAACTTCCTCAACATTGAGAGACTTTTTAGGAATAACATAAGCAGCAAGAGCAACGATGATACCCTCAATAATATACTTGATGGCACGTTTAATTAATTCAGAAAAATCGAATCCGCTCATTTTATATTATAACCAAACAAAAAAATATTTAGAAGCGTTAAAATTACTTAAATAAGATGTGTCTAAAAGATATATATGGCTTCTAGTGGATTTGAAAAGAAAATTTTGGATAATGGACAAATAAATCCTAAATATATAGATTTGTGCGACGAGGACCCGCCTATTGCTGGACAAAAATTTGCATGTCTTTCTTTTGTTTCTCCTGAAAAGATTTTGAAGCAACGCGAGATTTTCATGTTCGATGAATTCCTAAAACAATGGGATTTCAAGAAATCGATGGACAAGTTTTTCGATTTCATTCATTTTCTTTCATTCAAATATGGGCTTAATGTCGAGAATGTCATAAAGGATTACACTGATTTCGTCGAGGAAGAAGGGCCGAAGTTGAAGCAGGAGGGTGCTGAAACGGATTTCAAGAACTTTATCGACAAGAACGATGATGCTCTTTCATTGAAATTTAATAGACTACATTCGTTCCAGACATCTGTTCGTGGTCTAAAGGTTCGAGGCGTTTTTCCTAGTCAGGAGGAAGCCGAACTCAAATGCAAGAAGTTGCGTGATTTGGATCCTAATCATGATATTTTAGTGGGTCCTGTAGGTATGTGGTTGCCATGGGACCCAGATGCCTACAAGACAGGGCGCGTAGAGTTCATGGAGGAAGAACTTAATCAGTTGCATAACGAGAAAATAAAGAATGAGGCGAGAGCGAAGGAGGAGTTTGAAAAGAGAGTGAAAGAGTCAAAGAAGAAGGCGATTGAAGAGAACATCAAGAAGGCCGAGAAGAGTGGTAACAAACTGACTCAGTCGATTGACGCACAGGGAAATCTTGTAGGAGTTACGGAGACGGTCGATTTCGAAAGTCGCGAACCGACTACTGAGGAGGAAACGAAGGCATATAATGATAAGGTTTTGGAATATAATTTGGAAAAAGATAAAACCCCGGTTGCTGAGCCTACGGTTGAGGTTTTTGGTTTAATAGACGAAGATGGTCCTCAAGAAAGGTCGTTATAAATGAATATTTATGGTATATGAGAAAGGTCGCTATAAACGAATTCTAAATTTTGAATTATACCTTTGATATAATCCAAAAAGCAAGGCATATCCGTTTTAAATTTCGTTTTTGTTTCATTTATTTCTTCTATGGCTTCTGGAGTAAATAAATCGATGGAATCGCGAGAACTACTTCTTAAAATTGACGAATATTTATTTCTAGGTATAATAGGGTTTATTTTTTTTAGTCTTTTTATTAATCTTACTTTATCGGCTGAAGATAATTTAACTAAACCAATATATTTTTTTAATTGGTCTTCATTCATATACAATTTTAATATTTCGTGTATTTCTTTGTTTGGTATTTCTGTCATATTATTTGATGATATTATTTTATTATTTAGTATAATAAAATAAATTAACGACGAGTTTTACGATGACGACGATTTCCTGGTTTATTTTTACGGGATTTTCCACCTTTCTTTCGGGGTAAGCTATTACTCCAATCAATATATGCTTGTCCGTTTGTATCTAAAATTTCTTGGACTGTTGGTTCTTTTATAATTATTTTAGGGATAAAAATTTCATCTGATTCATCCGAACCGGGTACTTTAGATGTTTCAACTTTTGTCATACGTTTGTTGTGTATTCCAAGCGGAGAATCCATTTCCTCACCTGTGTATTGTGTTCGCCCGTCTTCGACTTTTTGTAAATATTCTTTTATTTTTTTTGACTTTGTAATTTTTTTCGATTGTTCTATTTGTGTTTTGATTTCTTTATACTTAGGAGGTTCAATGGCCGGTTTTAATTCAACTAAATCATCATCGGTAATTTGTGAAACTTTTTTTTGTTTTATTATCTCGAGTTCTGCAAGTCTTTTTTCTGCAAATTCTTGTAAACATTTTTGTTGTTCCTCTGTTGTACCACTCACTTTTTCGGGATGTCCTGAATATATATCTCTCAATTCTGCTGGTTCAACTTCAATTAAACATCTCTCAATCTCAACGTAATTCTTTCCACTAAATGGTTTAACGTATTTTCTAATTGTCTTTGAGGTTCCAAATTTTTCACCCATCTTTTCACCAACCTTTCTAACTTTTTTACCAACTTTTTTAAGCGTATCCATATACAATAACCCTACAAATTATTCCACCGTCACCACTTTTGCTAAATTTCTAGGATAATCAGGAGAGAACTTATTCAAGACAGCATATTCATAACTCAGCCATTGTAAAGAAATATTCGCTAATAAACCGCCAAATGTCGTATTTGATTCAAAATTAAAAAAAGAATCTTCGGAATTGTCACGAAGAAGATATATCCAGGCATCACGTGCTTTTATCTCCTGTATCGACGACGCGGTTTTCTCGCGATTTTTCTCGCCTATATCCATAACAATAACCGGCATACCTGGTTCTAATAGTCCAAAAGGTCCATGTTTAAGAGCTGATGTCGAATATCCTTCGGCGTGGATTCTAGCGATTTCTTTGAGTTTAAGAGCACCCTCTTTTGCAATGGCCTCTTCTTTCCCCTTACCCAGTAAAAACATCGATTTCGTTGACAGAATACTATTCGCTAAAAATTGAATTTTTTGTGTGTTGATTTCCGTAAATGAATTTTCTATTTGAACCGGTAATTGATGAAGATCTGCGATTATTTTCCTGCGTTTTTCTTCGCATGTTCCCCGATTTTGCGAGAACCAAACTGCTAAAAGAGAAAGAACAACGCATTGATTTGTGAATGATTTCGTCGAAGCAACGGCTACCTCTCTACCAGCGTTCAAATAGACACCACAATTCGTCTCGCGAGCAATAAACGAATCTACTACATTGACTATTCCTATACTAACCAACCCTTTGTCCTGAATAATCTGTATACACCGTTGTAAATCTTTCGTCTCGCCTGATTGCGATAGTAAAACACATGCGGTTTTACCTTTCAATGGAACATCTTTTGCTGAAAAATTGGCACCGTCATACAGGCTAACTGTGTCAAACGCGTATAAAGATTTAAAAATGTCCAGCGACCATAATCCAGCATGAAAAGACGTCCCGCACCCTAATAAAATAATATGGTCGCAATCCACTAATAACTCCATACATGAATCTAGGCCGCCCAATTTGACAGTCGTCGCCGAAGAAATTCGAGCACCATTATTGATGGCCCTTAAAACTGCCTCGGGTTGTTCTCTGATTTCTTTTATCATCCAATGAGGCCATACTCCAGGAGTGGTGTCTATGACTTCTGATGATTTTGTTTGTTTCGGATATGATGAAAGAGATTTATTGTAGGTAAATTCACCGGCGTTCAAAGAAATGGCTAGAACATCATGGTCCTTTAAGACAATATAATTATTCACATATTGATGGAATGCAGAAGCCTCTGAAGCAACCATAACACATTGGGTATTTGTCCCCAGTAAAAGTGGAGAACCATTACGAACCGCCCATAACATATTCGGGTAAGTTTTATGAATAATTACGAGAGCCCACGTTCCTTTGAGTCTATCAACTGTTTTTTTAATAGAGTCTAAAATAGTTTCTCCTTTGTCAAGAAGAGAACCTATGAGGATTGAAATGACTTCAGTATCTGTGGAAGACCGAAAGGCATACCCGGCTTCGACCAATTCTTGTTTTAATTCTTGGAAGTTCTCGATAATTCCATTATGAACGAGGGCGATTCTATTTTTAGAATCATGATGAGGGTGAGCATTAACATCGGTTTTTGACCCATGCGTAGCCCATCTTGTATGACCAATGGCGATTGTGCTTCTGGTCGGTTTAACTGTAGTTCGCAATAACTTAATAGCGTTAGTTGATATAGTAGAAGCGTGTTTATTTGTTTGGAGTTTATTATTCACTATCGTAGAAACTCCTACGGAATCATATCCTCGATTTTGTAAAATGGTAAGACCTTCGACAACAGCATCGATGCCTTCTGGTGTCGTTCCTAGATAACCTACAATTCCGCACATTATAATAATATTTTCGTTATTATTATATTGTTTTTACACATTTTTGTTTTTTAGAACCCTGCTGAATAATTATTTGATACTAAAGCCTTCCGATTTGGAATAACCATATCAAATGATGTAGAAGACGGGGTAGAAGATGGGGTAGAAGACGGGGTAGAAGATGGGGTAGAAGACGGGGTTGTTGTAGAGGAGGGTCCCGAAACAGCTGATGTAGAAATAGAACAATAACTAGGCAAGTTTCCTACAAGAGCATTTCCTATAATACATGCATTGGGGTTCGAATCACTACATTTATCTTGTAATTTTCCTTGTATGGTTGTTATCATATTATCTACTATAGGTGGTTGATTTACCTTTATTTTACCCGATGTTCTCATTGAATCTTCAAACTGCTTTGCTTGGTTTACATAATCAAATAAATTACATACTGATGCCTGACTCAACCCATTTGAACTAGCATCATACACAGTTACAGGACAAGAACCCGGGTTTATATTATGTCTTGGATTTTTATTATACGCAACTACATTTTCATACGAATTCGATAAATCAGTAAAGATAGAACATATTTCGTTTTGGTTTGTCAAATTTTGCGGATTCGATGGATTACACATTTGTTTTTTTATCATATCTGACCAGTTCGAAACACCAGTTTGTAAATCATTTTTAGGAATTCCGGTCGATAGTATTCCTTGCCATATTATCGGATAATCACATGTATTTATATTATGAATAACATCTGGTATTGGTACAGAATGAGGTGTAGGAGTTGAGGTAAGTCCTTCAATATTTTTATGGAATATCACATATCCAATAATTAAAATAATTATTGCTAGAATTACAATTAATAACATATATAATTACATTACAAAAAATCGATGATTGTCAAGAAGAAATATTATTCAAATAGTTTTATAATAATAATCATTAATAGTGGTTTTGTTTTTAATCATTCTACTTAATTTTGCCGATGATAATTTTTCAGAAGTTGCTGTTTTCGCAATTGTCTCCCAAGTTCCTAATAATATATCAGTATTTACTTGTCTTTTTTCCACTTTTTTCCCTGTAGATGATGTTTTACGATGGTCCGTATTTAATTCACTTTTTAATGATAAGCCGTAATACCCTTGTCCGTTTCCTTCAGACGTCCATATAGTAGTAAACACACTATAACCAGATTCATGTAAATATGTACGAATATCTTTTGTTTCATTACTAGTTATTTTAATATTAGTGTTTTTTTTCCAATTTAAAAATTCGGTTAATAAATTCGAATGTAAAACTTTTCCACTAGGAGAAAATACACAACAACTAAAAATAAAATTTTCAACATCGCAAGGTATAAGTTTACGTTTATATTCGAGTTCTCGTAATGTAATACCTTTATAACCATTTATAATTTGATTTTTATCTTGAATAGATAATCTACAATATTTATAATTTGTATCCAAATAATTTTTTAAGGCAATATAATTTTCCTTATTTGCGGTTTTTGACCATATTCTGTATTGTCCTAAAATATCAACGGATGAAACATCTACATCATCACGGACAATACACATTTCAGTTATATATTGTCTAATTGTATCTTCTCTAGAGTTATCGTGTGATATATTATCTTCTTTACCATCTTCGACTATATCTGTTTGAATCGCTACAGAACATTTTGATATTGGTTCTCGTTGAATATTATTGACAATACAATTTTGCGAATCATAAATTTTTTGTAATTTATTTATTCTTTCAGACGAATTATTTATATGAACTACTTTGATAAAATTTATAAAATTCACAATAATTATTTTTGCTTCTTCTACGTCGAGTTTAAATACTTCATCTTGTATCTTGAATGGCGAAAGGATATTATGAATAATTTTTTCAAAAACTTTTATATCTATATTTGTAATTTTCTCTGAAAATTCGATTTTACCATGTTTATTAATTTGTTTGTATGGTTTAATTCGTTTATGGACGTTTAAAGTAATACCAATTTTTAATTCAGACGGATTTAATAAAGTATTTGTATTCCAAATATAAATTGTTGGATTATTTTCATTTGATTCTTCAAGTTGTTTTTGTAATTCTTCTAACTGTTTTTGTTGTTCTTCTATTTGTTTTTGTAAAGAAAATGAACCAGATAAACGAATTTCTTTTATGACATCACAGACCCAATTTTGAAATGTTTGTGCGATTGGTTTTCTCGATTTGAATAATACCTTATATAATCCTTTTTCTGTCAAAAATGTAACTTGCTGAGAACCTCCATTTGTTTTTATTGTTTCACTTATTTTTTCAGAGTCATCAAAATCTAAAATATTACTACGGATATTATTTATTTCTAAAACTATAGCTATATCACTTGCTCTAAATAGTGGGTTTTCTACATTTCCTTTTATTACTATTTCAGTATGCATTTTATTTGAATTGAACGCTTTTACTATATCCATTTTCTAAAAGGGTGTTATATTATACTTTACACCCTTTTCTTTATATTAGTTTGAACAAATATTTATTCAAATTAACTAAATAAACTTGCCCAAGGGGTGTAGATACTATATACACCCTTTATAATTTATAAATCTACCATTTATTCTTCTTGACAGTTATCTGTTGGCCCGCCGATTTTTTTCGCCCCTTGTTGGGGTCATATTGGTCTTCATCGTCATCGTCACCCATCCCCTTCGATATTTCCCAGAATTCTTTAGAACCCAACTTGAAATCTGGTCTGGTTTCCGCTTTATACCAGAAAATTTGGTCATGTAGTTTATTCGACTTGGCATTATTGTTTATAACCAAACATTCATAGTTCTCCGTGGTCTGGTCCATGACCGAACAAAAAGATTCCAGTGTGGGAAACATAGAAGCATAGTTCTCCCAAATTCTTTTTCGATTTGTCATATATGGCTCACGTAATATGAAGACATAATCTATATTGGTTCTCAAATTAGGGGGTATTCCGAGCGGATATTGCATTGTTATGATCAACATTACCTTCCAATGTCTCCCATTCATAAAGAGCAACCGCATCAACTTATCCTTAGTCCATCCTTGGTCATAAAGACAATCATCTAATATAACAAAAGCCCGGGGGTCAATCGTCGACCTACGATATTGTTCCATTTCTTTATTGACTTGTTTGAGAACGACTTTTTGTCGGCGTAAAATGTTCTCGATGAGAACCGAATTATATTCTTCATGAATGAATAATTTAGGAACGTGCTGTGCATAAAATCCATTACCAGCTTCTGTTCCTGAAATAACGGTTCCAATAGGGATATCTTGATGGTGATATAATAAATCGCGAACCAAATACGATTTACCCGTATCACGCCGACCAATCATTACAATAACAGGACCTTTGTTCTCATCGGGTTTAAATGTAATAGAACGCATATCGAATTTCTTCAATTCCAGCGTCATTTGTATATATAATCGGTCTTATAATAATCGATTTTTTTATACGCACAATCGTTCAAAAAGAATAAAATTAATACCTTTTATACATAAATGACTAAATTCAAGTTGAATTATTACAAGCCAAAAAAGGTTGCTTTAAAAGATTTAGAAAAAGAATTTTCAGAAAAAAACGGCGAAGAAACAACGAATCCCTTTATAATAGACCAATTTCAAACCTATCATCCCATATATAAACAGTTTTTTGAATTAACTGAATTGAATTATAATTCTGTAGGACTAAATCACCGATTTCATATGACAGGATTGGATAAAATATGGGATAGCAGGTTGTCAAAAAGCGTTGATTGCGAATTATTTATTAAATTCGCGCCTTTATTAGACCCTGTTAGGTATTTAATTGGACGATATAAGGCCAATGATAATTTCAGGATTCTCCCTGATTTAATAAACAAACCCCATGAAAAATTGGCGAGTTTAAATAACGCGAGTTATATCGACAATTTTTTCTGTTATTTGTCGAGCCAGATTTTAAATGAACATGGTATATTAAATGGAATAGATTATTATGGTTCTTTCATGGGTGTCCAGAAGAAATTTCGTATGAATCTAGCGGATGATATTGACTACTTGACACAATCTGAATATTTTATTGAAAACCGGGGGAAATTATATGAAGTCGAAGAATCGGAGAACCCATTTGCTAATTTTGGTTCTCGAAACAACAAGAATAAATTACTAATTCATAATGATTCCTCTAACACAAATATTTTGTTGGATGACGTTCAAGAACTCGATAACGATGGTGTGTGTGAGGGCGAGAATTCAAAACAAGTTGTAGAAGGTCTTGAAGAAATAATAACAGAAGATTGTGTTTATGAAAAATCTTCAGAAACCTATTCATCGGAGAATACATCCAATAATAGCGAATTAAATTATAGTGACGATGACGATGACGATCATGATGACGATCATGATGACGATCATGAAAACGAACACGAGGACTCTGAATGGTCGGATGTGGAATCAGACGAAGATAAAGGGTCCGAATCAGAACAAGCTAGTTCTAGCGAGGAAACAGAAATCCCTATGAATGCATTTATTTATGACTTCCCCGTGCAAATGATTTGCCTAGAAAAATGTAAGGGGACTCTCGACCGGCTTTTCGTTAAAAAAGTCCTAGATATAGACACGGCAGCTAGTGCTCTAATCCAAGTGATAATGACTCTTTATGCTTATCAGAAGGCATTCAATTTCACACATAATGATCTTCACACCAACAATATTATGTATGTGGATACACAAGAAGAGAACCTATATTACAAAGTTGACCAAACCTACTATAAAGTCCCTACATATGGCAGACTTTTCAAACTCATCGATTTCGGCCGCGCTATTTACAAATTCCAAGGGCATACTTTCTGTAGCGACAGTTTTTCACCAGGAGGTGATGCGTCGACTCAGTATAATTGTGAGCCTTATTTCAATAAAAAGAAACCCAGACTCGACCCCAATTATAGTTTCGATATTTGTCGTCTAGGATGTTCTATCTATGATTTTCTTCTTGACATAGAGGATGAAACCGACGAAGACTTTGAACTCGATGAACTTCAAAAACTCATTATAGACTGGGTGACGGATGACAATGGAAAAAATGTTCTCTACATGTCAAACGGGGAGGAGAGATATCCGAATTTCAAATTATACAAGATGATAGCGAGAACCGTCCATAATAAGACCCCGGAAGACCAATTAAAACAGTCGTTGTTTACGGAATTCATTGTCAAGAAGGATAATATTCCTGAGGGTCAACAAATAATCGATTTGGATGAAGTTCCGTCGTATATATAAATAAATATATGAAGAAAATACTCGAATTTGTCATAAAGATATATTATGACAACTTCATTATACCAGTAAAGAATTTAAACCCTTGAAGAATTAAAATGGCGCTTCGCAGTACATTTTAATTCTTCAAGGGTCGGATATCAGTAACGATTTGAAATGGGACATTTTAATTCTCCAAGGGTCGGATATCAGTAACGATTTGAAATGACGCCCCCTCTGGGGCGTCCCATTTTAAATCTTCACTGGTATAAATCTTCACTGGTATAAATGTACTGCAAAGCGCCATTTTAATTCTTCAAGGGTTTAAAACCCAGGTTCTCCTGTAAATATTTCTGTAGCTTCTAAATTAGGAATTTTATTTTCTGTGACAACATTCAAAAAATCAACGAGAGAACCTTTAATATAAAATCGTAAAACAGCAGCAGCAATTGAACTAGCAAACACAATAATAGAATCACGAACCATATATTTCAACGGTTTCATTTCTTCTTCTAAATATTTCATTTCTAGGGTTTTTAAAAAAATAAAAATAGCGGTTGTAAAAATAGCAAATAAAAAGAGGTTCTCCATTTATACAAAAGATTGCGCAATTTTTACATTGGATTTTACGCAGGGATGAGCCCATATTCAATTCAATTCTTCAATATCATCCAACGATACATAATCATCATCCCGTTTATCTAAATCGACCAATCCATCCAACGATATCGAATCTGTATGAATCGTTATTTTTTCATCTAAATCATCTTCTTCTTCCAATTTTCGCTGAATAGCTCGTTCAGTGCTAATCTCTTCTAGTCGCTCAATCGTTTTCGGCGCACTAATCGTATCAACCTGATTGTTCTCATCTATTATAGAATCATAATCATTAAATTTCAATCTAGTCAAAACAGGTCTGTCATCGATGTCTTGAATCGAAGGAACAGTCGTCCTTCGTTCTGAGTCAGACTCTTCGATTGAAGAAAACTCTGTAGAAGGGGTTTCTATAGAAGATTCCTCGGGTAATACAGGTTCATCAATATTCTCGATAATGACTTCCTCCTCGTGTTCAACGGCTTCATCCATATACGCCTTTATGATTTCCTCAGTAGGAATACTCTCGCGAATGGCTGTCAAAATACATTCTTGAACAATCAATTCCAATTCGCGCATATTTTTCTGGATCATTAGGGACGAAATGCTCTTTTCAAAAAGATAAACATTAGAATAGACTTTACGAGCAACATGAATATACACTTTATGAATAAAAGCGTCTAATTTCGGAATGGCGATATCAATCTTCTTCTGTTTGTTTCCTACACGGATACATGTGAGAACCTTCAGTTGAATAATATGGACACAAGTAATCAACTCCTCTAAATAATTACATCCACTGCGTTCTATTATTCGTTTGCGTTCTTCTTCAATAATAACCATATTCCATTTTGGGATTCTGGCCAGTAAATTCTGGAAAGTCATCAAATATTTACTGGCTTCATCAGTCTCCAAACACAATTTCCACGATTCATTGAAAATCGATTTAATTCCTTCGACAACTAATGGAGAAAAGATGGATACCAATCTGCTACACCATTCATTGCGTGCTTCATGAAGATTCGAAATAACAAAATCATCCATTTTACATAAACCCGATATTTTTCAAATCTTTATTTTTACGCAAAAAAGCATAGTCAAGAAGATACATCATCAACAATTTCTCACAACGATATTCGCCCCTTATTTTATGAAAACACAAAACAATAGAAGAAACTAATTTCGGGTCCATCGCCGATTTATTTTTAAACCATTCCACTAAATCCAAACAAGAAAATCCGTTTTCATATAAACAAGCAACTAAATCAATCATTTCTTTATGACCCATCGCCAAAATATTCGACATCAGCTCTGTCAATCGATTCGATTGAACTGATTTATGTTCTTCTAAATGAAAAGCATTATCAATAGTATATCGATGGAGATTAAGTGTTTTCCCTCCGGTTCTCACTTCAGGAACATATACTTCGCAAAATCTTGATAAAATAGGATTCAGTAATTTATCTTTGTTCTCAACAATAATAAAAAATCGCGTATTAAAACTAAATAACTCTATACATCTACGGAGGGCGGACTGAGCATCCGTCGTAAGAGAATCCGCGTTCAATAAAACGATGGTCTTAAAGACAACTCCGCAATTGAACTGTATATTCGATTTTGCAAAAAAAATCAAATCTTCGCGAATGAATTTTATACCACGACCGCGACCATGCGCACAATTGACCCACATAATATTCGATTTCATTTTGGATTTATCAGCCCCATAAATTTGCGACAAAAATCCTTCGACAATAGTTCTCTTACCAGAACCGGATGGACCATGAAAAATAATATGTGGAATTTTTCTAGAATAATAAAATGAATCAAGACAACGCTGTACTGATTCTGGAATGGCTTTTTTCATTTATTTATTTTGTATTAAACAAATGAAGATTTTTTATACTTTTTTTATTTTTTTATACATTTGCACTTTTAAACCCTTGAAGAATTAAAATGGGACATTTTAATTCTCCAAGGGTCAGATATCAGTAACGATTTGAAATGACGCCCCTATAGCGAAGCATAGGGCGTCCCATTTTAAATCTTCACTGGTA